AATGGATCCAAATTATTGGACACAGATGTTCAAGAGAGTTCAAAAGATTGCTGGGATTCCACATTCAGAAATGCTCCCCTCTGCTCACTATATGAGACATACTCACTTGAGTCTTTTGTCTTATCAAGGATTTTCAATAAAAGAGATCCAAGAAAGAGCAAGACACACTGATCCAAGAACGACTTCTGAATATTATATTCATTTATTAGAGGGCAAAGACAGAGAGATGGCAGACAAATTCTCTGAGCTATTGAATAAAGAACGAGACTAAATTAGACTGATGTGACTGGGGGCGTTAACTCAGTCTGGCAGAGTGCAACCTCGACAAGGTTGAAGTCATAGGTTCAAATCCTATACGCCCCACAAGATCTGTCTTTCGTGATTTTGAACCACTCTTAATTCGATGGACAGATCTATTGATCTTTATTCCTCAAACATAAAAGCGATCGGAGTCTGATTGCGTGATCTTTGTCTTCTTTCTGAGGGTTTTTGCAAACAATCATTGCAAGTGGAGATCTTATCTGGATATAAAAGGAAGCGTTTGCCACAACTATCGCAGTCAGTTAATCGCTTTTCATTGTCGTGTTTATCATCATAAGGCAGTGCTGATCCCATATAAATAATATAACAGAGACCTCTGACATATCTTTCCAAGGAATTTCCAAGGAAGTTCCAAGGAATTTCCATACCTATTCCATGGAATGTCGCTGGAATTCCAAGGAATATCTGACATAAGATAAGATAAGACAAGATAAGATCAAGATAAGAGAAGATAAGTTCTATGCGACTGCTGAAGCAGTCAGATATGGTCACACTGCTGAGAAGCAAAAAAATCAATAAAAACAGGCAAATTTTCGATTGGTCTCCATCAGCGTGTTATTCTTGTATTAATCATCCAATAACTGTCTTCTGGAAAACTCTTATGATAAAAGCTACTGAACATCCCTCTTATAGTTATTTAGCTGAATTGAATGCTGAAGCAGTTATCTTGCCAGAGTTCACTCCAGCTTATTTAGGTGCAGGGACTAATGGATCAAAGTCTGTCGCTGTCTATGACTTCGCTCAGTGCATTATCCAATTGGTAGGACAAGAAGATATGAAACCATCAAAGGCAAAAGAATTCTTGTTCTTAGATGTGATCAGTCAATTAGAAAGCAAGAACTCCCCTATGTTCTTAATGGCTAATCCGATAATGGAAGAAGTCTGGTTTGATTAAAGCATTAATGGGATATATTATCTCGCTGTTAGTAATCATCACAATGTTCGCAATAGTATTGCAAGACTTTAATGAACAGATGGAGATCAACAGAATAATGATTGAGATGCTTGATAGTGAACTGGATAAGATCCAGAGCATAGATCAACAGATTGAAGTTGAACCTCACAAACATAACAACCAAGATCTTGTTGACCAGTATCAGTATGAGAAAGATTTATATAATCTCAACTGGCAACTTAGTGCCATAGAGGAAAGAGTCATAGAGATACAACGCAGACTCTCTCCATAATGCCAAAGTTCTTTTGCTTAGACTGTGGAAAAGTTTCGCAACAAAGAAGATGTGAGATCCACAGAAATATTATAAAGAAGAGAAAACCTAGGTCGATAACTTATCGGCAAAGGAAATATCGAAAGGATGCAGTCAACAGACACATCGCATTGAATGGATATATCTGCTCTGGTTATAGGAGAAGACCACACTTTGCAACTGATCTGACAGCTGATCATCCAATGCCTACCTCAAAAGGAGGAGATCAATATCAAGATCTTATTGTCTATTGTCGTAGTTGCAACAGTTCTAAACAAGCAACAATCTGAACCAAATTAGTAGGTAGAAATGACCTTATATGCTTAAGAAACTGCTGGGAACTTAGCAAAAACTGACACAAACAGACACAGAGATTGCAGTATTTATGGGGGGTAGGTCAAAAATGCAGGTATATAGGACACGCCGATATCCCGATGCCCATCATCTTCCGACTTGTATAGTCTCGAGACTTTCAAAAAAGGTTTTTTATTTTTATGAGTAAAGCTAAACCAATAGATCAAAGAGAACATAGGATTCGCCCGACTGTGGTGGATATTAGTGCTTATAAAAAGCGAGAAATCCCGAAATTAAAAGGAAGATATTTAAAAATCACGAAATTGTGGTGGGAAGACTTCTGGAATAGTGATCTCGCAAGTGCTGTTGATACTAAATCAGACCAATCAGCTGTTTATCGACTTGCAACGCTTATTGATGAGCGAGAAAGAGTCTATAAACAAGCTAAAAAAGAAAGACTGGTTGTTGGATCACAAGGACAAGTCGTTTTGAACCCTTTATATTCTGCAATGTTGAAATTAGATGCAGAGATCAGACAATTAGAAGATCGCATTGGTATGAATCCAAAAGCAAGAGTCTCATTAGGGATCTCCATTGGACAAGCTAAGAAAAGTCTCTCTGATCTAAATGCTGAACTCGAAGAGGAATGAAAACTCAAGGCAATCGAGTCATTAAATTTATAGAAAAGTATTGTGTTCACTCCTCTGGTGATTATTTAGGAAAACCATTCATTTTAAGAGAATGGCAGAAAGAAATGATCAGAGAACTCTTTGAATTAAGAGAAGATGGATCGTTTAAGCATCACACTGCTTATATTTCACTCCCTAAAGGAAATGGAAAGACTGAACTTGCTGGAGCATTAGCTGTTTATGGTTTGCTGGGATCTGGAAACTCAGCTCCTATCATTCCAGTAGTGGCTTCAAGTTATGATCAAGCTGATCTTGTCTTTGGTAGTGCTAAAGCAATGATTCAGAATGGTGAACTTAGACACTTTGTAGAACTACAAGAGCGAAAGATCATACTTAAAGATAATCCGAATGGTTATATCTTAAGAGTTCCCACTGTTGGAGGTGGAAACGATGGTTTAAGACCAGCTCCCTTTGGAATCTTTGATGAGATTCACGAAATGACTGGCAACAAAGAAAAAGCTCACTTAGTGATCCAGAATGGTTTGAGAAAGAGATCAAACACAATTGGAATCAACATAACAACAGCTGGGGTTGAGAACTCCTTGGCTTATAGATTGTATAAATACGCAAAGAGTATTGAAGAGGGACAGATCGAGGATAATGGTTTTTATTATAAGATTTATGAAGCAGATCAAGACTTGGACATTGCCGATCCTAAGCAACGAAAAGAAGCTTTGGAACAGAGCAATCCAGCTCTTGGCGACTGGGTTGATGCTGAACAGCTTGAAAGGGCTTTTCAACAAATACCAGAAAATGAGTTCAGAAGATATTTTCTAAACCAATGGACATCAACAGCTGAACGATGGCTTCCAGCTGGTGTATGGGAGGAATGTTATGAAGAAAAGAAATTGGAACTTGGATCAAAAATTATTCTGGGTTTTGATGGATCATACTCAAGAGACTCCACAGCTTTGGTCGGACTATCCTTTGAAGAAGAAAGACCTCATTTGGAAGTTCTCGGACACTGGGAACGACCAGTCACAGAGAACAAGCTTTGGAAAATTCCTAGAGATGAAGTTATTGCAAAAATTCATAAGATTTTTAAAGATTATGAGGTTCAAGAATTCGTAGTGGATCCCATGGGTTTTCATTCCGAGTTGGCAGAGCTAGAAGATCAGTATGGCGAGGATATGATCCTTTATTTTGAGGGAAACTATCGAAAGAGAATGGCAGAAGCTACATCTCGATTTTATACAGCTGTATTAGAGAAAGATCTGTCACACGATGGAGATTTTGACCTTTTTCAACACTTGATCAACTGTGTCCCTAAGGAAACTCCTCAAGGCACATTGGTCACAAAGATAAACAAGTCATCTGCAAGAAAGATTGACTTGGCAATTGCTTCAATTATGGTTTTTGATCGTTGGTCTGATCTACGAAGAGAAGATCCAGAACCAGAGTCAAAAGCTCCAGAATTTATAACTTTTTAAGAGGATGAGAGATGTTAAATAATTTAATCGTTTTCAGCGTGGGATTCATAAGTGTGTCTGTCTCTGCATTTCTAGTATCAACACAGCTTGGACTTCTTGTTGTTGGACTGGGCTTCATTGCAATCGCTCTGCTGTTTGATTTTGAGAGAATATAAATGAGATTATTAGAATTTTTTAAACCAAATATCGAAACCAGAGACATTGATGCTTCAATGTTTAATCTGGGACTAGAAGACAAAACAAAGACAAGCTCTGGAAAAGCAGTTGATCCATCATCTGCCATACAGAGTTCAACAGTTTATTCTTGCGTTTCGCTGATCAGTGACTCTATTGCCACAATGCCAGTGAAAACATATAGAAAGACACAAGAATATCGTGAACCAACTACCCCACCAATTTTTTTGGATAATGTTAATGGAATGCCAAATGCTGAGACTGATCTCTTCACTTGGTTGCACAGAACTATCAATTCATTATGCCTTTATGGAAACTCTTATTGGTTAATCACCTCAAGAGATCGCAATGGATTTCCTAGTTCTCTTTATAACTTGCATCCAGATGATGTGCAGATCGAGAGAAAAGGTGGCAAGGCAGTTTATACCTACAATGGGAAAGAAAAGTTCACTAGATACACAGTTTTAAATCCATCTGGTGAGATTGTTCACATAAAGAACTTCGAACAAGGATCTGACTATGGATTGTCACCAATTGAAGCTGGATCAGAAGCAATTGGATCAGCATTAGCTCAAGATGAGTTTGCTGGGACATTTTTTAAGAATGGAGCTGTTCTCTCTGGTGTTATAGAGATGAACTCAACTCCTACTGAAGAGCAATTAAGAATTTTCAAACAATCCTTTAATAGAAAACATCAAGGATCAAACAAAGCTCACAACATTGGAATTTTGACAGAGGGAAGCACTTGGAAACCACTTGCTCTCGATCACGAACAGATGCAGTTCCTACAATCTAGGAAATATACTAAATCTGAGATCTGTGGACTCTTTAGAGTCCCAGCGTATATGATCGGCGATCTGTCAGAGACAACAAAGCTCGGATCAAGTATCGAGGAGCAGAACAGAGTCTTTTATGAACTGACTCTTCTCCCCTATATCAACCGAGTTGAGACTGCACTGACAATGTTGCTCCCAAGAAATCAATTCGCAAGAATAGATGTCTCTGGGTTGCTTCGTGCAAACATAAAAGCTCGATATGAAGCATATAATCTTGGCAGAAATGCTGGGTTTTTATCTGTTAATGAAATTCGAGCTAAAGAAGATCTTTCACCAGTTGATTCTGAAATTGGAGATTCGTATCTGCAAAACTTAAATCAAGTTGCAGTGGAAGACAAAGAAGACCAATCCGAATAAATTTGCTAACTCGGATAGGACTACACAATGTCATTAAGACATCAATGGAGGATCTCTGATCCCTCCGACATCGAAAACGATGATAATAAGACAAGAGAGATGCTTGGAATCTTTGGTGAAGATCATAAGAGATTCAAGAAAAATATTGGCTCAAGAAATTTCGGTGAGGAATGCTTTGAGTTTGATATGTCTCTCAATAATTTAAAGCGATTTGAAAAGGGTTGGAACTGGGAAGACTTTATTGGAAAGGTCGGATCATATCAAAGATTCGGACTAGATCCATTTGAGTTTCACATTCCAAACGCTGTTGCTTTTAATCACGACCCTAAATTCTATAAACCAGATTATTCGGTTCTCTATTGGAAACGAAATAAAAATGGTTCAATAGAGCTTATTAATAAGCTTGTAGAAGTTAAGGGAAGTCGAAACATTAAGAACCAAGACTATGACATATACAAAGATTATCAAAGATATGTTGTTGATCCACATAATCAAAAAGTTAGAGATTATGCAAAGGAT